TTTTTTTGCGTTAGATATAATATGATTAACTTCGTTGGACATTATATTTCTTTATTATAAATATTAACGACCAGGTTTTTTTGCTCCAGCCATACGAAGTTGTAACTGAAGTTTTTGTTCTTCATATTCATTACGTTCCGCAACTAACTGATTAACTCGTTTAGACCAATGCCGCCGAATAATGATAGGCATATGGTATACAGTATCCCAGTCCCATCGACCTTCACCGTGCCAAACTAAATTAAATAAATTATCATGAAGTTTTATACGGTCTTCTGGGTTAAAACCAAAAAAGCTGTGGTCCGATGGGAAACCCAGCTTTGAAGGTGTCCCCATCTTCACCTTCAAATTCAATATCTAACTGTAACCCTGGACGATTTTCGGCAAGATATGTTCTGAATTTTTTAGCATCCATAGATAAAAATTCATAACGAATAAATTGTTCAATTTCAGCTGGATTTCTATTTCCATTAATTTCGGTAATTACATTTTTTAAGAATTCGGATATTGTGTCATCGGGAGCATCATCTGCCGGTATACGAAACTTAAGTTTATAAGATTCATTAACTTGATACTCAAATTCTCCTAAATCATCTGGAATTAACGTAAATGGTTTAAATTGAAGTTTTCTTAAATCAAAAACTTGTTCAATTTGTTTGTTTGTTTTAGGATTCGTTACTCGTATTGGGTATTCATAGCCATATGCTAAAATACGAGCATGTATAATTAAACCAAATTTATCAGCGGCTGAAATATCACTGATTGCTACATTTGTAGTTATGATAGATTCTAACAATTTTTCAAAAACTACACCGTTTTTTATGTATGATGTATTAGTTAGTATATCTTCATCATATGCAGTCATATAACGCATTTCAACTGTTCCGTTGCGTAAAATATGATTTTTTGAATATACATTTCCGGCAGATGCCAATGGAACAATAACCGTTGGTAACGTGCTTCGTTTTTGTTGTTCGTATTGTTCTCGGGCTAGTTTAACAATATGTTGATTGTCTACTCGATCTGTCATTTTACTCATTTAGAATCCTTATAACTTTAATATAAATATGTTTGAACACAAAAAATGGGAGCCGAAACTCCCATATATTATTTCTAATTTAGAAACTTAAGAATGCCCAGTCATATCGAAGAGTTGCTTCAATTGTAACAACATCTTCAGCGTCCCAAGACAATGATCCAAAATTTGCTTCAGTTAAAAAAGCACCATGCAATGTCCATTCTTCGATAATTTCACCTAATGGAGAAAGTTGACGAAGCTTAACTTGTTTTTTATAAAATGAAGAATATCCATCTCGACCAGTTGATGATTCATGATGTAAACGCATCCATTCCATAACTGCTTGTGCTCCAGATGGTACAATTGCATCATATATAGTAATTCCAATAGTGTTCCAAGATGATTTTCCTTTAACATATCTTTTAACATTGATATGATCTAATGCAACTTCACTGTTAGTCATAGAAGGTTTTGCAGCTGTTTTAATTAAATAAGCCGGAATTCCTTCAACTTCCATAATAAATTGATGTTGTTTTTTTGGTTCCCACGAATACGCTTTTGACCAAAATTCTACATTATCACCAAAGTCACCTAACGACGGATTCACATTATCATTAAGACCTGCCATGTTCGTTTCCTTATTTTCTTATAAATATTAACAACGTAAAAAAGGTAGAACCGAAGTCCTACCCTTTTTGTGAATTTGTACAAGTTAATCTGGTATCACTGCACCTGTTGGCTGAATATTAAAATCTAATATAATAAATTCAGCAGTTCTAGTAGGTTGCAGGAATAATTGACCATATAAAATGTTTTGATCAATGATATCTGGGGTGTTATTTGTTTGATCCATTACTACACGAAATGCATATAATCCATTTTCAGCTCTAACTGTTTCTAAGTAAGGATTAACAATTTGAGTGAATCTGTCTCTGGTAGCAATTACGTTTTGATCAAATACCAAGTAACGAGTAGATGATGCAATAAACTTCTTAACCGCAATTAGCAAACGGCGCACATTTACTCGGTCTAATGCACTTGGTCGAGCCTGCAATGTCTTTTGACCCCAAATTACTATTCCGTCGTTAGGGAAGTTTGCTATAGGGTTAACTCGAGCTTCATACAAAGTGTTTCGATCAGATTGTGATAAGTTTTGATACGTGTTAAGTACAGATGTTAAACCACCCCTATTTAAACCAGCCGGTGCATACCAAGGAGCTGCAGTTGAATCATTGTATGCCAATGCGCCGGCTACTACGATACTAGGCGGAACCCATAATGGAATTTGCGTATCTGGTCTAAGAATTTGTACCCATGGCCAATATGTTGCTGTGTAATTGTTATCAATTGATGTGATTGTGGATGTTACTGTAGAAATATTAGCAGTTAATTCGTTAGAATCCATTACATAGAATGCATCTTGTCGATTTGTTACTAAACTACGAGCCAAACTAGTTACGGCACCATGTTTGCTGTGCAAAATTCCTGGTATAAGCAATAAATTAAAATCATAGTAATCAGTGTTTGATAACAATGTAAATGCTTTGTTATATGCTTTTGTACCCGTTGTAGTTGAACTCTGGCAATCAAATCCAAACACATTGGTATCTGAAATATTTGTTCCACTAAATTTTGGTAAATTTGGACGAGCTCCATCAAAACCACCTTGAAATGGTACTATGAATTTTCTAGTAGCCGTGCTTACATTGGATGTAAAAAATGTGGAACTAGTAGTTAATGCAGTTTCTAATGAACCAGAATATGCAGTAGCAGAAGTTGGGAAGTTGGCCTGTGCATCTTGACTTATATTTCCTAGATAAAAATCAGTGTTGCTACCAGTAACAGAACCAGATGGAATTGGAGCTAAATAATTCAAATTATTTTCAGCTGTAAAATCAAATCCTAAATAATTGTTCAATGAATATTCACCGCTAACTACTTGCGATGTTTTATATGTAGCAGCTGTTAAATTCAAAGAACCAGATGCCATTGGAATTGGTGAATTTATAGCTCGAAATCCAAATGGAATCAATGTTTTATTAATAGCTTTATTTGCTACAGAATCTGTTACTTGTACTCTAATGTATTTTGACCGGTTCTGATAATCTCCATTAATAACAATGTTTCCAGCATCTGTTATTGATTGATAACGATTTCCAATTTTTCTTGCAATATAATTAGTTGAATTGGGATCTAAATTACAATCTAAAAATTGGTCTACAATTTCAGCATTTGCATCAGTATCATTTGATGCATATGGAGAATTTGGAATATTTGAAGTATTAACTCTGCGAACTTCCACATTAAATAATCCATATCCATTTGGATCTGAAACTTCGTCTGCAGTTCTAATGTTATAAATTCCAACTTTTACTTCATGATTCACAGATGTACCATGTGACAATGTGTGAAATTTAAACAAATTAACTGCATTAGTTCCCAATTTTTGAGAAGTAATCCATGGGGTTGATGCAGTTTCATAATCAGTTAAAAATGAATAACTAGGTAAAACTGCTAATTCTACTGTTACATCTGCTAAATTATTAAATAAACTTGTTGCACTAGTATTTTCATATTGCACATATACCGGATAATCAACTGATTTAGGATTGCGGCCGTATATTTTAGTTATGTAATTATTTTTTGTGTAATCAATTGATGTTGATACTGCAGTACCGTTACCACTTAAGTATGCACTATATCCGGGAACTGCTTGTGTAGCAAATGAACCACTCACTGTTAACACGAAACTTCCAGATGGTCCATTGGTAATTGTAGATGATTCAAAAACATTTAATGCACCATTTGTTGATACTGGTTGTGTTGGATGCAACAAATGTGTTACATATTGTACTGATGCTGATTTTGCAATAACCGCTAATGCACCGTTAGTCAATTTATATCCATCTTCATATAACAATCTAGTTACAGTTAATGTTGCTGCACCAAGATTGTTTCTAAAATATTCATCAACAACATACGGAACATATGAATCATCTGTGTATGATCCGAATATTTGTTGAAATTCTCCAAACGATGATACTTTAGTAGGTATCAAAGCTGGACCTTTTACTGTTGGTCCGACAACAGCGGCGCCAATTTGGCCAACTGCTGCAGGTAAAAATGATTGATCAACTTCTCGCGTAAATACACCAGCTGATACTATTCTTTCTGCCATTAAATTACTCCCAATATGATTTTATTAATAAATATGAATGTACCATTACTGACCTTCGGATGTAAATGTACCATCAGCAACATTGATTTCGCCGTCGCCGTATCTTTCACGCATTTGTTCAACTAAATTGTTTTCTCGTTGTTTTAACTGCTTGAATGTATCCATGCATTTTTGTTTTTGTGTGTCTAATTCATCGAGTCGATATTTAATTGATTCTTGCTCTAATGCAACGTTTCCGAGAATTAATGTGTTTTGAGTAAATTGATCTTGCAATTCTTGAATTGCATCTAAATGTTCTTTATCTAATTTTCTTGTCATACAAAACCTTTTCTTGATATAATAAGAAATGTTAATATAACAACCAACCTTACCAGCTAGTAATTATCACAACACCATCTCCGCCATCTCCACCTCGACCGCCGGTAACGCCGCCGCCGCCTCCGCCGCCGCCGCAACCATAACCTCCGTTGCCTCCAACGCCTCCTTGTCCATTGGTGCTACTTCCACCCCCAGTTCCACCGGTATTTAAAAATGGTTTTAATGATTTAACACCAGCGTTTCCATTACCACCCCCGTTAACTCCACTAGGTATAATGTTTGTAGGAAAATAAACACCGCCATCGGCAAAATCTACAGCTGCTTGTAATGTTATTTGTGCGCCAAATGATGAAACTGTACTCGATGCTCCCGCGCCTCCGGCGCCTCCAGATAATGGAGATACGTTCCAAACTGCAGTAATAGGAGTTGCTATAAATGTAGTCGCATTTCCACCGCCGGAACCTGCTTGTCCTGCAATACCGACATTTGCTTGGTTACCATGATTTGGAAAAATACCCAGTTTACCGAGTGGGCCTAAAGCGGTTATTGCTATTGCAGCAGGAGCTCCTCCCGCACCACCTCCATTACCTTGGTTACCTTGGTTACCTCCGTTTGCTAATAGTATAATATTTGGTATGGTTGTTGCTGTAGTAATTCCTGCACCTAGTGAAATAAATGTAGTTGCCGCAGATGTTCCGTTGGATGCGGCTGCGCCCCCTCTACCGCCAGGTGATACTGATACTAACAATCTGTCAGGTAAAAATATAGCAGGTACCATGAGTGATGAAATGCCTCCACTAGATCCGCCGCCACCGCCGCCTTTGTTACCAGCAGCAGATTGTCCTCCTCCGCCGCCTCCACCGGCACCTATACAGAGCATATGCACCATAGTAACACCGCGCGGTTTAATCCAAGTTTGTATTTGCGTTGCGCCTGCTCCTTGGGGCAAAAACATCTGAACATCGCAGTTTTTGAATTGCGAAGGTAAGTTTCCGAAATCTGAAGATGAATTTCCAAACAGCATACCTCTACCAACTTATTATAGCTACAAGTCCAGGTCCTCCAGCACCGCCTCGACCTCCGGTAGTACCAGCACCACCGCCGCCTCCTCCACATCCATAACCACCATCGCCACCGTTGCCGCCTGCAGCATTATCACTAGAACCACCGCCAGTACCGCCGGTATTTAAAAATGGTTTAAAAGATTTAACGCCGGCGTTACCATTTCCACCAGCAACACCCGATGTACCTGCAGTACCTCCGGCTCGAAAACTAGCAGCTGGAGTATATGTACCATCGGCAAAGTCTAAAGCTGATGTGAGACTTATAGCTCCTCCAGCAAATCCAGCTTGTGCCGGGGTTTGGATTCCTGCTCCACCAGTACCAGAACATCCTATCAAAGAAGCCCATACACCGGTGAGTGCAGTACCAATTGCTCCCGTTTGTGCGCCACCTGATGTACCATCTTGGCCTGGGTACCCAGCATTTGCAGCAGTACCATTATTTGTAAAAAATCCTAGTTTTCCAATTGGACCTAAAGCGGCTATTGTTGTTACGCCTGCAGCCGAACCTCCGGCCCCTGCTGCTGCGCCAGTCCCCGCAGTACCATTTCCTCCTCCGAGTGCTCTTAATATTATATTTGGTATAGTAATACCAGTAGTAACTCCAACGCCAAGTGATACGTATGATGCAATTCCAATAATTCCGGGTGAACCAGCAGCGCCGCCTTGCCCGCCTAGTCCTACAGATACTTTTAAAACATCTGGTATTAATACGCTAGGAATCATTAATGATGTTACTGCGCCGGATGCGCCTCCGCCACCACCACCACGTGCAGTATTAGAAGCTCCGGTGAAACCACCTCCACCACCTCCACCTCCGCCGATGGCTATCATATATACCATACCAACGCCTTTTGGTTTTATCCATTGTTGCCATTGAGTAACAGCAGTACCTGTTGGAAAAAACATTTGTACATCTCCTTTGAACTGGGGAGGTAGAAAACCAAAATCTGATGGGGAGTTTCCGAATAACATAGTTTATAACTAATTAATAATCACCACCAAATACTATTGCTTGCCAGGATTGATTTGTAGTTTGAGCGATATGTTGCGAAACTAATATATAATGTGCTGTCGGTATTGCAATGTTTAATGGTATTTCGTAATAGGTTACTGCTGAGGTTGAGTTCGATGTTGAAATAATAGGTACAGAAATTTCTGCTAATAAATGCGTATTAGATGCAGTAGGTGTACCTGTATTAACTGAACTTAAAAATACTCGCAATGTTGTTGCTACTGAGTTAACTGCTGCAGCCGATGCCACCGGAATAAATCGTATTCGTTGCACAAAGCTACCATTAGCTCCTGCGGTAAATGCGAGGAATTGATCGGTACCAATTGCGTTAGCTGCCGATCCATCCGATCTTACTAATGCGGCAGTTGTTGTAATCTTTACTTCACCTACGTTTGGTGTTAATGCAAAAATTGGACTTGTGTTTGCTGGCATAATCTTTTTCTTTTTATATAAATATTAAAAACCTGTAAATGGATACATTATTTGTGTCATGGCTATTACTTGACCTAGATCAACATTTCCCCCGGTGGCTGTTGAATTTATAGTTACAGTGCCTGTTCCTTCAGCCGGTGATATTGATATATTAGTACCTGCTATTATAGATGTTACACCACCTGGTGCTCCAGTCGCACCTGTTGGTCCTTGCGGTCCAGCTACTCCTTCAAGTTTAGTAACACTTAATACTATGTTGTTTGCAATACCACTCGATGTGGCAATATATCTTCCAATTAATGCAACGTAATCATTAGCATTCAATAATACTAACGTGTCGGTGCTAGCTATTACTTTGTCTGTACTTGAATTTTTTCCAGCAACTACACTTCCGCTTATAATATTACCGGCACTGTTTCTTATAACTGCAAATTCAAAATCACTAACCGTACCAGGACCTACGTCTGCATGATAATGTATTAGATATAATCCCGTCGAATAAACATAGATTCTTTCAGTGTTAGTGTTATCGTGTTGTATTATTGTTGCTTGATTTTCAACATCGGTGATATCTAAAGCTATTATTGCTGCAGGAGATGGAAGCGTAAATCCAGATGTTCTACGAGCTTGTACTGCGGCTAAATTGCCTGTAGAATATGGCGCATAAGATGCCGTTACAGCGTATGATGCACTTTCTGCTGTTATTAATAAACCATTTATTTTATTTATATTACTCATATTTCATACCAGTTATTAGATGGTCTAAATTTCATTAACCAATTGCTTGGGTTTGTTGTTGAATTAAAAAATGCATGTCCTACTATGCGAACAATACCAGATGTTGGTTTATCTGTTGACATTGCACCATCGGATCCAGATATGTAGATTGGAACACCGTAGAAGTTTGTTCCGGTAACTAGTGGCGAATCTGCAACAGATGAAGTGGTGAATCCGACTGTACCTTCTATTAATATAGCTTCTTTTCCAGCTGTATTTTCTACACATATACCTAACATATAACTCGAAGAAACTGATGTTTGATCCGTTTTGTACCAAAAGCCAGCGCTGTTTAAGTATACTAAATTACCTATTGTAACGCCAGCATCTAAAAAACCTAGTGCTGATATTTGTTCACCGCTATAATTTTGAGTGATTCCATTATTATATCCAGGTTGTATGCTAAATGCATCTAACGTGTCTAATGTTAGCTGTGTTAATTGCGGTACTGTATATATAACATTGTAACTTAAATTTACAGCATCCCAACTAATTGCAGACGTGGATATAGAATCCACTAATGCGCGTTGAACCCAATCGACTGCCGGGATCCCGGATGTATCATATAAAATTCTACTAGCCCAATCTAAACTTAGTACAGATGCGCCATCCACCGTTTGTCTGTTTGCCCAATCCACTGAAGTAAGTTCAGAACTATCATTTAATGTTC